GACACTGACTTTGACTTTGGTGTTACTGGTGGTGACTTAGATAACTTTGTTGACGGTTTTGATTTTGATGGTGCATCAGTAGGTGACTACGCATTTAAGGCAGGACAAACTCCTGTTCTTATTGGTGGTACTTCTGATACTATTGATATTGAAATTCAAGCAATGACCGGTACTACAACTGGTGGTAAACTAAGAATGTTTGCTGTCGTTATGAACGTTGATGACCAAGGTGACTTGGCAGCCAACGAGGTAGACCGAGATACATTGGCTTAAACTTTTTTCTAGGGGAGCAGGGCAACTTGCTCTCCTACACTTATAGGGATTATTATGGCAGAAACTTATCTAACACTAACAAATAAAGTAATAGCAAGGTTGAATGAGGTTTCATTAACTTCTACAACCTTTTCTAGTGCTAGAGGTATACAAGTTCAATGTCAAAACGCAGTTAATGAATCAATAAGGTTTATTAATCAGCGAGAGTTTAATTATCCATTTAATCACGCAACTGAAACTAAAACGTTAACAGCAGGTGTTGTTAGATATAGTTTGCCTACATCTACTAAAACAGTAGACTATAATACATTTAGAATAGTTAAAGATAGTGATTTAGGAAACGGTGGATATAAATTAGGAATACTTGATTATAATGATTATATAAATAGAGTTGTAAATCAAGAAGATGAAATAAACACAACAACTACTAGTACAACACACACAGATAGTGTTACAACTATAACTGTTTCTAGCACATCAGGATTTGATAGTGCAGGAACTATAGTCATAGCTAATGAATCAATAACCTATACAGGAACTACAAGCACTACATTTACAGGATGCACAAGAGGTGCAGCAAGTACAACAGCAGCTTCAATAGCAAGTGGTGTTACAGTAGCACAGTTTGACAATGGTGGTGTTCCTGAATACGTGGTAAGAACACCTGATAACAATTATTTATTATATCCTTTTCCCAACAAATCATATGTAATAAAGTTTGATTATTACACGTTTCCTAGTGATTTATCAGCACACGGAGATACAACAACTATACCTGATAGATTTGCACCAGTAATTGTAGATGGTGCTACAGCATTTGTATATCAGTATAGAGGTGAAACTCAACAGTATCAACTTAACATGCAAAGATTTGAACAAGGTATAAAAAATATGCAAACTTTACTTGTTAATAAATTTTCATATTTACGGTCAACCTTTATACCTAGAAGAGGAATAGGTAGTTCGGGTAGCATAGATATAAGGTCAGTATAATGGCAGATCAATCTCAAACAGTACCTTCAGCATTTAACTGTGAGGGAGGATTAGTTCTAAACAAATCTACATTTATGATGCAACCCGGAGAAGCTTTAGAGTTAAAAAACTTTGAGCCTGCCGTTGAAGGTGGTTATAGAAGAATAAATGGCTTTAATAGATATATAAATGCTATTGTGCCTTTTACAGCAAGTGCTTCTGAAAAAACACTTATGGTAGCAACTTTTGGTAATAATGTTTTAGCCGCTAGAGGCACATCAATATTTAGCTCTGCCTCTACTAAATTAGCTGTTGCAATAGCTTCTGGAACAGGTATGACAGGTTCGTCAACTATTACAGTAGACAGCACGGATGGATTTAGCTCAAGTGGTACAATTCAAATTAATTCTGAAACATTTACATACACAGGTAAAACAGCTACAACATTCACAGGAGTAACTAGAGCAACAGGTGCTACATCAGCCGCAGCTCATGTTTTAGACGATGTTGTATCAGAAGAATGGACTAGTAGAGATAGTGGAAGAACAAGTGCAGGTAAATATAACTTTGAAAGATTTAACTTTGATGGTACAGATAAGATAATTGTAGCTGACGGAACTAACGCACCGACTGTATTTAATTCTAGTTTAGCGGCAACTGACATTGCTGTAACTAGTGCAGGAACAGGAGAGCAAACAGTCTTAGCGGCTGTAATTGCATCAGGCGATGGTATGACAGGTTCAGGAACTCTTACAGTAGCTGATACTTCTGCATTTGCTAGTAGTGGTTCTGTAATAATAGGAACAGAGATATTTACATATACTGGTAAAACAGCTACAACTTTTACAGGAGTAACTAGAGCAGTTACTAGTACTGCCGTAGCACATGAGGCTGGTGCAATAGTTTCTGACTTAAAACCTTCTGCTGTAACAGGTGCAAAGCACGTTGCTGCATTTAAAAACCATATGTTTTTTGCAGGCATGAGTGCAAACAAACAAGAAGTAGTATTTTCTGCTCCGTTCCAAGAAGGTTCTTTTTCAGTAGCCATTGGAGCAGGTAGTTTTAAAGTTGACGATGAAATAACAGGACTTAAAGTTTTCCGTGACAACTTATTTATATTTTGTGAAACAAGAATATTTAAATTAACAGGAAGCTCAGGTTTTAACTTTTCAGTATCAGATGTAACAAGAGATATAGGATGTGTTAATGGTGATACAATCCAAGAATTTGCAGGTGACTTAATATTTTTAGGACCTGATGGTTTAAGAACAGTTGCTGGTACAGCTAGAATTGGTGACGTTGAATTAGGAACTATAAGTTCTAGTGTGCAATCTATATTTAATGATAATATAGCTGATGCATCAGAGTTTGAATCTGTAGTGATAACTGATAAAACACAATACAGAATATTTTTTACTAAATCTACTGTAGCTGAAAATCAAACTAAAGGTATCATATGTGTTCTTAAAGGAACTAAATTTGAATTTTCAGAACTAGAAGGAATGAGACCAGCCTGCACAGACAGTTTTGTATCAGAGGGAAATGTAATAGTTTTACATGGTGCATATTCTACAGGCTATATTTATAGGCAAGAACAAGGTAACACTTTTGATGGTACAAACATATTAGGTAGATATAGAAGTCCTGATTTAACATTTAATGATCCCGGTATAAGAAAACATATGCAAAGAGTGATTGTTAATTATCAACCTGAAGCAGCAGTAGATGCTGATTTATTTGTAAGATATGATTATGAAGACAAAGACTCACCTAGACCTGCAGCATATCCGTTAGACTCAACAGACGTTGTTGCTATATATGGTACATCAGTTTATGGAACACCTACATATGGTGGTTCTACACAGCCGTTAGTAAGACAATCAGTAGAAGGTTCAGGATTTGCTGTGGCATTAAGAGTAAATGACGGTGGTGCAACAGCACCATATTCATTAAAAGGTTTTCAATTAGAATATCAATTAGGAGCTAGAAGATAAATGGGTGATTCATACACTAGACAAGAAACATACACAGACGGAGACGTTATTACTGCAGCTCATACCAATAATGAGTTTGATCAAATATTAGCTGCTTTTGCCGCAAGTACAGGGCATACTCACGATGGTACTGAAGGTGAGGGTGGTCCTATATCTGCATTAGCTGTTAACACAGTTACTATAGGTGCAGGAACTGTAAATTCAGATGTTATTGTTACTTTTGATGGTGAAGAGAGAGATGGAATTTTAAGATGGATAGGACACGATAATAGTGGTGCTGAAGATGATCATTTCAGATTTGATGATGACGTTATGGTTAATCTTGCTGAAAAACTTTATTTTAGAGATACAGCCATATACATCAATTCTAGCACAGACGGACAACTAGACCTAATAGCAGATGGTACGGTATTAATTGATACTGCAGGTGATATAACTTTAGATGCTGACGGTGGAGATATATTCTTTAAAGATGCTGGAACAACATTTGGTAGTGTTACAAACTCTAGTGGTAATTTAATAATTAAATCAGGAACTACTACTGCCATAACATTTAGTGGTGCTAACACAACTTTTGCAGGAACTGTTACAATAGGTTCTGCTGAAATATCTGAAACAGAGTTAGAAATACTAGATGGTGCTACAGTTACTACTGATGAACTTAATTACAGTGATACAGGTGCATCTGTAGGTACAGTAGTTGCAAGTAAGGTGGTTACAGTAGATTCTAATAAAGATGTAGCATCCTTTAGAAATATTACATTAACAGGTGAACTTGACGCAGGTTCACTAGACGTAAGTGGCAATGCAGATATAGATGGTACACTTGAAGCAGATGCAATAACAGTAGACGGCACAGCTTTAGCGACAGTGATTGCGGGAACAACCGTTACCACAGCAACAAACGCAACTCACGTTACCGTAACTGACAATGAAAATACTAATGAAGAAAACTTAATAACTTTTATAGAGGATGCTTCTGCGACAGGAAACGTAGGACTAGAATCAGATGGAGACTTTACCTACAACCCTAGTACAGGCACTGTAAGTGCTACAATTTTTAAGGGTAACATTGATGCTGTAGATGGTGATTTTGACGGAACTTTAGAGGCAGACGCAATAACAGTAGGTGGTACTTCTTTAGCAGATGTTATAGCTGGTACAACAGTAACAAATGCTACTAATGCTACTAATGCAGTTCATGTGTCTGTAGCTGATAATGAAAACACTAATGAAGAAAATCTAATACCTTTCATAGAAGATGCTTCTGCAACAGGTAATGTTGGTTTGGAGTCTGATGGTGATTTTGCTTATAATCCTAGCACTGGTACAGTCACTGCTACTATATTTAAAGGTAACATTGATGCAGTTGATGGTGACTTTGATGGCACACTTGAAGCAGATGCTATTACTGTTGGTGGTACTGCACTTAACACAGTTATAGCTGGAGTTACAGTTACTAACGCAACTAATGCAGCTCATGTAACAGTTACTGACAATGAAAGCACCAATGAAGAAAACTTAATTACGTTTGTAGAAGATGCAACCTCTAGCAGTGGTAATGTTGGTTTAGAAATGGATGGACATTTAACCTACAATCCAAGTACAGGAACAGTTAGTGCAACAATATTTTCCCAT